AAGATGACCAGTTTCATAATTTGTTAAAGGCATCCAAAGTCGTCTAGTTGATTCTGATAATGTTACTACTGGAAAACCGCCACCAGGCAGTAATTTTTTAATCCACCATTCCCAACTATGTGTTCCGAAATCAAATGGTGGTGATACGGTAAAGTTTGTATTATGTCGATCGAATAGTTCCCACGAAAGTCCTTCAAATGCAATATGTTCAATACCCTTAGAGCCATTTTGCTTTGTGCCTTGGTTTGCACTACAATGATTAATCCATTCCGGATTAATCCACTGCTCGTGATTTGATAAAAATCTCATAGTAATATTACTTATCTAACCAACCAGGCGACTCACTAGTTCTATTGGATTTTTGGCTTAATTGTTTAGCTTGTATAATTAACATTGGTCCAAGTTGTTTATGAGTATAACGATCAGTTGCTTTTAAAATCGATCTTTTAAATCCTACAGATAAATTTAGTGGTTGATTAGTAAGTAAACTTTTTACACACTTGTCAACTAGTATCGCATGGTTATCTCGTATCATATGATTGTATCTAGTATCAATACCTTGAGCATACCATTCGTTATTATCTTTATTACTACAGAATTCTGCAGACGACACCGAGCTACTTAAATCACCTACTACTTCAATTAATCCTGTATAATCTATAGTTAATGGAAATCCAGGTATTACTAAAAGATTAAACCCTATTGTTTTTTGTATTTGTTTAAGCCATGCTATTTGATGTTCAAAACGAAATAGATCTATATCATCTCGTTGAATATTTAACACATAATTTTTTATAGCAGATGCTTCTTCTTTTGTAATTAGTTCGTCTAGGTTAGCAACTGAGTAATTACTATACTCAGGATATTTTTCTAGTAACCAACTTCTATGAGGAGATGTAAGAATAATAATTACAGTATCATCTTTTGTAATATTATCTAATTGTTTGCGTAGTTGTAAGAGTATCCAATCATTAGATACACCATTTGCTGAATTATTATGTAGTGCATTAACATTTAACTTTTTACCGAGAGCCCTTATCCATGTCCATTCTTCATCAAAGTTTACTGAAGAACTATCACCAAACGTCCATAGAGTACGCATTCTTACTCCTCATTAGTTCCGAGATTATTTAAAAATTGTCTTAACTTTGTAGAATCAGTTTCAGCATGTATTTTAGGAGCCGCTATACCTTGTGTTGGATCTTCGTTAACTTTGTTTGTTTCTGTTACTGTACTAGTTGTTTTTAGTCCTTGCAGTATCGGAGACGTTGCTACATTAGATTCGTATGCTTCATCTTCGTCTAAGTTTGTAATACGTAAACTATCAATATCAAACCCTAAATCAATTTTACTTCCTATACCACTTGATGATCTAGTTTTCATTAATTGTATTTGATAACGACCACGTTCACGCATAGCTCTACTTGTAAAAATACCTATAACGTTATCTGCTGTTTGTATTTTACTTAATCCACCTGCAATATGTGAATGATCAAATTCTATTTCTTCAACACTGGCCCTATTTAACTGTGATGCTGTTACAAATATACAACCAAGTTCCATTGATAAGTTTCTTAATTCTTCTGATACAAACTTGTCTTTAACATATAAATCACTAGGCGATACTTTTCTACTTAACGGCATTAACAGATCTAAATAATCTATTAATAATACATCTACCTTACGCTCTGTTTTAATTTCGTATTCTTTAACAAAGCTTCTAATATCATTTGCATTTTTACCACTTGGCATATATTTGATTTGAAATGCACCAGCTTTCTTACCTACTAGTTTAACTTTCATTTCAACACCATCTAAATCTTTAAATATTTCTCTAGTTGGAATTTCAGTTAACATACTATCAATACGCATTGACACTAACGGTTCTGAAAGCTCTAATGTAATGTACACTACATTTAATCCTTGAAGCACCCAGTTACACCCCATGTTAGCTAAAAATAAAGATTTACCTGCACCTGATCCACCTGCAAATATATTCAGTTCACCTTTATTAAATCCACCAAATAACTTTTTATCTAATGATTCCCATCCTGTACTTACTTGTCCGTTGTTGTCTTTTAGACCTAGTAGTCTACCTTTAGGATCAGCAAAGTAATCAATACCTATATCTTTTTGCAAACCTATTTGTACAGCTTGTTTTACTAAATCTTCTACAGGTCCATATTCACCTTTTTCTAATAAGTCAGCACTTTCAAGTATAGCTTTTTCTAAACTTTTATGCCTGCAAAAAGTTTCAAAATCATTTAATAACCAATCATAATGTTGTTCATTTAAATCTTTGGAAGGTTTTAATTTTACAGAACAAGAGTTGTTTATAATATCTTGTGTTGGAAGTGTGTTATGTTCAGCAACAAAGTCTTGTAAAAATTGTGCAGTTGTTTGTAGTCTACGATCAAATAAAGATGGATCAAATATACCTTGACAACGTACAAATGTTTGTGCGTCACTTAACATTATTTCTAAATATGTTTTTTGTATATCGTAACCGTAATCTATATTTTGTTTAGTCATTTAATTATTATACCACATTTCAGGCTGAAAGTCAATATGTTTCTTGCTCATTGCCAAAACTGCTCCTACACACGATCCTGGGTCGCCTGGGTTTGGCGGTATATAAACATTATCCCAATCGTTTCTTATTAAGTCAACTGCTTGTTTATTTAATGCACAACCTCCTGTAATAATAAGATTGCGGCTTGGTAGATGTTTCAAACACCATTTACTATTTGATTGCATTATTAATTCAAAAACAAATTGAGTTGCATTAGCAAGTCTTGCCATATCCATATCTGATTTTAATTCAGGCTTATACCAATCACAACCTTTATGCATATTAACTTTAAAGTCTACGCCTGGTATATCTCCATTTAATTTACCATCAATGAAAGTGCTTATCATATTGTTTACTAGTTCTAAATTTTGATGAGCGGCAATAGAAGCCCCTAACTCTGCAACTTTGTATTCATCTCTATTTGCTTTAAAGCCTAGTCGTTGTGTCATAGCTGAATAAAATAATCCTACACTATGTGGATACTTTTGTGAATAAACTTTTTTAAGTTTATCATTATTACGACCTCTATCAAGTTTTGGATTACCACTCCATATAGTAAGTGTTTCAAATTCACCTATACTATCTAAAACTAATATAGTTGCGTCATTAAGTTTACTAGTATACCAGCCGTATGCGGCATGACTTTTGTGATGTTTTGCAAATTTAATAGGGCAAGTAATACCCCATTGTTTTAAATATTTTGGAATATTATTTTCACGAAAAGAACTCCAACCTTGGCCAGCCCAGACTTGTCTAATACTTTTAAGAAAAGGAATTTCGTACCATATAACTTCATCAGGTCCTCGCCAGTCGGCGGCTTCTTTTGCGGCATTAACAAGTTCAGGATTTAAATGAGGATCGTTATCTACTTTAGAAAAGTCTTTAGCCAAGGCCGCCCACACTAGTTTTTTATCTTTAAAAACTGCTATACTGGCATCATGACTATTTCCAACAATTCCCCAAGTAATCATTATTTTCGTGACTCCTCGATTTTGTCAATTAATCCAAACTCCATTGCTTGTTCAGGAGTCATAAAATTATCTCGTTCCATTGCCGCATTAACTGTATCGATATCTTTATTACAATGTTTTACATACAATTCATTTAAACGTTTCTTTGTTTCCATAATATCTTTAACATGAATTTCCATGTCAGTTGCTTGTCCTCTAAATCCACCTGATGGTTGATGAATCATTATTTTACTATTAGGTAAAGCAATACGTTTTCCTTTTGCTCCTGCCATTAATAGTAATGAACCAGCCGATGCCGCTTGTCCTATACAAACAGTAGACACTTCAGGTTTAATGTATTGCATTGTATCATAGATAGCCAATCCAGCACTTACTAATCCGCCAGGCGATTGGATATACATTGAGATCGTTTTATCTTTACTAACTGATTCTAAAAACAATAGTTGGGCACATACTGATGCCGCAACATGATCGTCGATCGGTCCTGTTAAAAAGATAATTCTATCTTTTAGTAATCTACTATAGATGTCGTAAGCACGTTCACCTTTTGCTGTAGATTCAACTACCATTGGTACTAAGTTTGACATATTTTTTATTCTCCTATGCTGTTGGTCCGTGTTCATCATACCATGATGCCATGCCTAGACCCATGCCTGAACAATCTCTTTTTACTGTTAATTCTACTGATATTGGTTTAGTTATTGTAGTTTCTATTGCTAATGGGGTGTTACAACTTTCGCATGTTGTAGTCCAATTAGGAATTAAACTTACTACCTGTGCCATATGTGGAGGCAAGTTTACTGCTTGATAATGTGTTCCTGATGCCCCTTCATGACTTACAGGAACGTCAACTCGTTCTTGACATACCGAACAGTATATCATAATAATGTCGCTATGATACTTACGAGTAACTATTACTCCATCAATTACTTCTGCATCAGCCGGGTCAATAAAGTGTCCATCTAACATATCATTTCTCCTTTAAAATGTGATTCCTATTTCTGTTGGTATTAAGGAACCAGGGGTAATATTGCCTAAATTAAAACTCATACTAATTCTTTCAACATCACTTTTAAATGGATATACAATATGATTCAATTCTGCATGAAACAAAAGTATATCTCCTGTTTTAGGAACAATCTTATGTGTTCCATTTACTCCTAATACATTTGGACCATACTGAAATTCTATTTGTCCTGCACACGCCATATTACTCTTACTATGCTTTCCCTCTTCTGCAATTACTTCAGGTACATCAATATATATTACAGAACTCAAGATTCCTGTATGCGAATGTGTAGGATTAAATTCATTTGCTCTTTGATAATTAATCCAAGGTTCAGTTGAGAATGTATATCCAAATATTCTATCTTTATTCTCTACTGCTTTTGCATCATATTCGGATCTATTAAGTAAGTGCGATGCAAATCGTTCAGCTTCTGCTTCTGTATAATTCTTTATGTGTGGTAACAGTTCATGATAAAATTCATTCTTCATAGCTGTTCCTACTGACCATAATACTTCTTTTTTAATGTTGCCAGCAAGTTTATCTGAAAAATCTGCACCTGATACTTTACTATCTTTAGCAATTTCTCTTACAAGGTCCATCATCTCTTCACGCATTGTTGAGTGATAAATTGTAGGACCAAACGGTCTAATAAATTTATAATCCATTGTTTAATATCTCCTTTAATCTGTCATATATATTCTAATGTGTTGTTGGTTTAACAAATGGTGTTACATCCGATCGAGTCTCTAAGATGGTTTCAATTAAGTGTTCAAATGCATCTTCTGTAAGTGCAGTTTTATATATCCGCATAGCTTGTGCCATCATAACTCCTGCAACTTCTAAGGGAGTATGTCCATCATTTACGCATAGCTTTTCTACTAGTTTCTCAACTGTTCTGTATGCAACTTCTAACTCTGAATCTTTATCTAACATCTTTTACCTTTCAATCAGTTGTGCTTTCTGGTTTAGGAGGCTTCCTCCATACATTATCTTTTAGTCTGGAAGGTAAATTACTTGTGTTCTTTCGTTTTGGAATTTTCCAGACTGATGGTTCCTTCTGTTTGAATCCTGCGGGTTTTCTATATCCACTTTTAGCCATTATTATTTCCCTCCTAAAGAAACAGCAGTTAATATTTCTGCTACCCAATATCCTACGAAAACAATTGCTCCTAGAACTAATATTATTTTAACACATTTACTCATACTACATCTCCTTTTATTTGTATATGAATGGATCTTTTTTCTGTAATTCTTTAATCCGTTTTTTGAAACGTCGATTTTCTTTCCACCTTTTATATGGTGCAGAAATCTTATCCCAAAAGGCCTTCAAACAAACCATTTTTTACTCCTTAATTTAATCTTTAACTCACTCTCTTCAGCACTTGTAACAATAGTATGTAATGTAAACATTCTTCCGTATTTTAATATAGCATCATTTATATCTTTTACATCTGCTTCCCATTCGGGCATACTAACTGACCAGCCTAATTCCATTGCTTCTTCCATTAGTTTAACTCCAGCAGTATCTCTATCTGGGACTACTATTACTTGCTTATTTAAACTATTTAGAAGTAGTGCCTGTTGATCTCTGACTTCGCTACCCAAAAGTGCAACACCTTCAATACCTATAGCGTCTATAGGTCCTTCTACAAGAATTACAAATAATCTTCTATAATCCTGAGCATCTAAATTAAACACATATCCTGGTTGTTGTTCAGACAAATATTTTGGATGACCTTTTGTAATTTTACGTGCAGTCCAACCAACTATTTTATCTTCATAATAAAAAGGAATTATTAAACGATCTCGATAACCTAATGAAGCCGACCAATGAAAATTATAATCCTCAGTATATAGCTGTCGTTCTTTCATATACATTATAACTTTTTCTAATGCTTCGGGTACCTCTTTAAACTGTGAAATTGGTTTAGCATCTTCAGGTAATGGAACTGTATTAAATACCGGTAATGTAACTATAGGATTAACTAAACCCTTTGCTTCGTTAAATTGTAATACCTGTAATGCAAGTGAAGTAATATCACTATCGGACACTCCTAGCCATTCTAGTAAGTGTTTCATCTTAGGAGAAAGTTTTCTACCTTGTTGCCAACTAGCTTTAAAGCCACAGTTGAAACAATGAAAGCTAACGCCACCATCGCCATTTGTTATTAACCCGCCACGTTGTCTTTTATCTTGTGATGTTCCATTATGATGACAACACGGTGCATTAAAACTTGTCCACCCACTAGGAGTAGTTTTTCGTTTTGCTGGTAAGTGCGAGTTCAATGTATCTAATACGAGGTTAGTCATACTAGTATTATAACGTAAAGTTAGAGGAAAGTCAACTAGTTTTTAACAAGTATTTTGTCAATTGTGCCCGAAACTTTATTTTCATATTTGGCTCGTATGTAAGAGAATACACCATTAAAGTTTACAAATTGGGGTTGTGTTGGTGACTGTAAAGTAGTTGAATAAATGTCGGCCCATACAGTTAATCCTGAAACATTATTTTCTAATGTACCTTGAATGGTTACTTTTCCTTCAAAATCTGTTGTATATATTGCCGCCGTATGTAATGCTTCATTACCGTTTCTAGAAGCTTCTGCTGATACAGCCTCACTATTATAAATGCTACTATCATATGAATCTTCAGTAAATGTTTTTAATTCATATGTACTTGCTGGTCCTGGAAATGCTTCAGTGCTAACATGAATAGTACCGGTAGCTCTGTAATCACTATCACCGTATGTTAATACTTTAGTATTATCAGCCGTTTTAACTAGATATACGTTATAGCTTAGATATTGTGATTTTAGATTTAATAGATCATTCTCTGTTACAGTTACAGTAAACTGGCCTTTTCTAGTTGGAGTAGATGTTTCAACAATAACTCCATCATGTTCAATCACAAGGCTTTTGTTTTCATCAAATGCTACAAACTTAGGAGTATACGTAGTTAAAATGCTTAGGGGTTTCTGGTCTGGATTCTTAATTTCAAAGGTAAGTACATTGTCTATTCCTTTGTATACTTGTAATTGTCTACGATACACTGGTCTATACTCCGTTATGTTATTAGCCAAATCAGCTGTGAGGATGGCTCGGTTGGTTGATAAATATCTAGGTATTAACTGCATGTTAATGTCACTTTATACATAATAGTATTTATTTAAGATAGATTATACATAATAGTATTTATTTAAGATAGAGAGTATGCTACTAAAAGACATAGAAACAAATTTCCCATTTTTAAGCGTTGTACAGTACGGTGGCGACGAATATATAGGCATTATAGCCAACCAAGATCAATATGTTACGTCGATTTACGTGTATACAATGATTAAGGAACAAGCTGAAAAAGAACACTTTATACGAATGGGTGAAGTATGGTGGTTTGAAAGCAATAGGACTATTCCTATAAGTATCTTTTTACCTAAAGAATTTGCTAGATTTAAACATGCTTTAGTAACTATGAATACTAAGGATGTTAAGGTAACAGTAGGTCCAATAGTAAATTTAGGTAATTTATCTATAAAAAGAGTTAAAAGAAAAAGCGTTCAACTTGTTCGCAAGCCTAAAAATTCATGATTTTAATTAAAGAGAACAACGATAAAACCCGAGCTGTATATAAATTAGATGATGGCCGCTATAGAAAAGTTTGGTCAACAGTTGACGAAAAAGCTCTTAAACTCCATGTCGAACTTTTAAATAAATTTATGCCTCATTGGGTTATTGATAGTGGAATAACTACGCAAAGTATGTATATAGACACTTTACCTATATTAGGTGAAACAGCTGATACTGTCGAACATACACAAGAATTTATAGATAAAATTTATGAATTTTGTCTTGGCAATATTAATACAACTTATCCTTATGCTCACGGTGATTGGTCATTAAGTAATATTATTCTTACAGATGATGATGTAAGTATTGTTGATTGGGATAATGTAGCTGTCTCTGATCCAAAAGATGTAATAGCAAAATTACATAGTGATTTAACTTTAGCGTTTGGAGATAAGTTTATTTTACCTAACGAATTTACTGTTCCTACCGAAACACCTAACGAAGAATAATTTATTTGTATCTTTGTTGATTAAGTTTTTTTCTATAATGTTGCGGTGCAAACATAGAATTATGAATCCATTGTGTAAGACGATTAATTTTGGTTCTGTAATCACCTACAGCAGTTTCCATTTTATATTCTTCACGCTTATACGGAATTATTTGGCATAACGGCGTACCCCGTTCGAACAATATCTCTTCGTCCACTTTAGATTCAAAGAATGTATTAACGTGCATTTCATGATAATAATCAGTATCAACACATCCTGTTAACACTTCCAAATTATGTTGTCTATGATAAAAGGGAGCAGTTATTAAACAACTGTATCCTGGATCTGTTTTAATTTCCCAAGGCATTTGAAACTTTAATCCTCCTTTCCATTGATTTTCTCTAAAAGGATAATTGTCAATCTGTTCATATGGATGAGTGGCGGCACTAAACAATGGTCGGCCGGCTTGATTTAAGTTTTGCGGAGTTATTATCATTAATTGTTCAGTTTGACTAGAAGCTGTTTCCGGATTAAGATCACCACGCATATCCGGTGATCTTACTTTAGTAACTTTATAATCGCACCATAATGGAATAATATATCCCATATTAAGTATATCCATTACTCCTGGACAACTTTTTACAGTAGACCAAGCATGTTGATTATGATCTCTTTTAGGTTGTTGTTTCCGAAACCACTCTGGCCAAAACTCACTGGCTGGAACAGGAGGTATAGTTTCTTCAAGTTCTTTAACTGGTGTAAAAAATAATACGTTAGTAGGTTTCATAATTATTCCTCATAAAATGGCCCATTCGGTTCATCTTGAATGTTTGCCTTTAATGTTTTAAACACTAGTGTTATTCTAGGTTTTGTTTTAAATGTACTTCCATAGTGTTCCATTTCAGCTGGAAAAATTAGAAGTTTATTTTGCTTATAATGAATTTTTCTTTGGTATTGATCATTTTCAGGATCCGGTCTATAGAAAAATGCACCGTCTTCATCGTCTGGGGTCATCATTAACACCACAGTATGTCCAGTATCTTTTATTAGTTTAGAATCTACATGCCACATACCTTCCATTGTAGGATGTTGTATATTAAAATATATTCTGCTAAAGTTAATATCGTAATCAAAAAGTTTCCTAATTTTTTCACATATAAAGCCTATCATAACATCCGAAGGATGAAAGTCATGTGAGTACATTTTAGAGCCTTCTTTACGAGAACGTTCAACAAAGTAATGGGGCAATCGATTTAAAAATACATCACTTAGATAAGAAGTTAATTCAGGATCTAACCAATCATCAATTTCTTTAACTTTAAAATCGTTACTCATGTTGCCATCCCATTCTTTAATTTACATTTATATACAACTGTTTTCCAATCACCATCTTGTGGTAAAGTTTCATGAATATTATCATTTGCTAAATGTTTAACATTATCTCTTTTAAAATTATTCAACATAATTTCTGATACTTTTGCTACTTTTGTTATATCCATTCACACACCTCCACGATATACAGAAACACTCTTTGGTGTTTCATGCCAAGTCACACTTGAAACCTCACAAAGTGGTTTCATTTTAAGTTTTGTAAACTCATAAATCCATTTAGATAAGTTCTCAGAAGTAGGTGGAAAATCTACAATAAAAAATCCTTCATAATATTCTGACAAATAGCCTTCT